AGATGTATGTGTTCCTGTTCCTATAGATGATAAACCAACATATTGTCCAGACTGATAAAAATAATCAACACCATTAGTAGTACCAACACCAACATTTGCTAATTTAAACTTATCATCATCAACCTTTAAAACATAATACTCTGATCCATCAGTAAGACCTATAATTCCCTTATCTCCAGCAGTATACTTAATTATTTCACCATCTTTATAATCATGATCTTTAATTGTAATTTCATTTTTAGAAGTACTTACTCCAGTAGCAGCAGCGACTTTTCTTTGCTTATTTTCATAAACTCCACCTGATACAACATTAACACCAGCAATTACAGATTTTTGATCAAATGATCTTAAAGATTGCTTACCCACACCAAATGAAGTGAGTTCAACAGTATTGATACCTGCCAATGCATCTCTTGATGTTGGGTATAATTTTATCTTCGTGAAACTCTGCTTTGTATTACCTTCTTCAACAAATGTAGAAACATAGTATTCTGCGTTTGTTGACATTCCACCAACACCTAGTTGGTTAACTGAATCGTATATTACTCTTTCACCATTTTTAAATTTATGGAAAGTACTGAAACCAATGGTTTGCCCAATCGTTCCTGTAGTACCTAAACCAACTTGAGCAGATGAACCATCAGCAAAGAAATCTACTGAATGGTCAATATTCTTCATATTTACTAAAACTGAAGAAGGAGTTCCATTACCACCAGATATTGTTACTTTTGGTACATCCAAATAATCAAATCCAGTATCTAAAATTCTTAATTGAGTTAAAACACCCCTAACTGCAACATTACCAGTAGCACCAGTTCCAGTTTGATCTTTAATTAATAATGAAGGTGGATTTACAACGTCATAATCAAGACCAGGATCAAGAACATCAATTTTATCAATTTGACCATAATGAACTTGATCAGTTGATTTGTAATTTAGTATCTCTACTCCATTAGACAGAATTCCATTGTAACCTGGTTTTGTTTCTGGTTTTACTGATCTATCATGAATAGGTTCGGAAATCTTTCTTAAAAGTTTTTGAGACTCTAGAGTTTTATTTCTAAAATCATATGGTTGTAAAGTATTATCAGTAACTGTGACTGAACTCTCAACTTCAACAAATTTTTCATTGAAAATATCAGTTCTACTCTTTGCAAGTTTTATTGTTGAACTGTTTACTCTATATGCAAAATATAAACCCTCATCAAATAACTTATCACCAGGTACTAATGTATTGCTAGAATTACCAAAAGAATCATATGTTGTTGATACTACGCTATTAGTTGCATAATATACAGGATCTCCAGTATATAATCCATGATCCAATCCTGTTGTAATTATAAATTCTGTTCCAACAAAAGTTCCACTAAATGTAATAGTTCTATCATTAGTATTAACTGTATATGATGGTAATGATGAAGATGCTACTAATACATTCTCATCAGTCTCATATACATTTTGTACGTTACATGCAAATTCTCTTGCCTTTACAAAATTTACTGTCGCTGCTTTTAATATATTTCTGAAAATAGTATAACTTTCTGCAGTGTTTAATCCACCTTGACCTTTAATGGTTACTGATTTTGATGAAGTAATATCAGTAACCTCACCTACCTTATCTGCACCATCTTGACCAGTGATTGTAATTGAATCACTTACTTTAAATGAATGATCAACATTTAAAAGAATATCCCATGTTTGGTCAGAAGCATCAAGTAGAGTTACACTTTTTACATTATACTTTGCATAGTTGTTATAAAACCAATTGTTTGTTTTAAAATTACGAGACTTTCTACCCAATGCAGATATTTTACCAGTATCTCCTGCATTGTAATAGTGTGCATTTTCAGGATATTCTAGTCTGTTGATAACTGAATTTACTCTTACCTTTATTCTTTTGGTGGGATCAAGGGTAGATTGTCCATATGCACATGTATCAATTCCAATACTTGTTGCATCTGGAATATTTCCAGTTACATTAGTAACTCCAAAAAATTGAGTTAGTGATTTTGAACTATATGATACTATTCCAATACTTTCATCATTATAAGTAACTGATAATTCTCCAGTCGTTCCAAATCCAACAGTTGAATCAACATCGAAGAAAGTTGACCCTGCAGATATCTGTCCTATATTTTTAGTCCTTGGAACTGCTGAAAACTTACCATAAGTTGCACCATCAACAGAAATATCTCTACTATATCCAGCATCAATGCTTAATTGGTAAAAAGTCGCACCATCATTGGCAACAATCGTCTCAACTGCAGTTATAGGTGCATATGCCTTTTCAATTCCAGATCCAAAAGCATATGGTTGCTGAATTAAGGTTGCTAGTTCAAGATTTGTTGGATCCCCTTCAATAGCTTCAACTATTAAATCATTCGTAACTCTATAATCTGAATTTGAAGGTGTAAAAAGTAATTCTCTTGGTTTTACTACTTCTACTTCTTTATTATAAAGAGATTTGAATAATATCTCAAAAGATCTATCTGTTCCTCTACTACTAAAGAAATCTTTTGATTGTTTTATGAAAGTACTTTGATCTAATTGATCATCAAACTTTCTTTCATCTAAAAGTGGTAAAAATTGACGTTTTGTTTTCTTTAAAAATTCTTTTAGAAAAAGATTACTTAAATTCTGAACTGTAGACTCTACAAGATGTTGTGCAGCAGTTGTTGATTCAAATACTAATGATTCTGGATTATCTTCTGAAATATAATTACTAATTCCAGAAAATCCTCTAATACAACCAGTAAATGTATAATCAGTTTTGCCAGTATATGTTATTATCTCATCACCAATCTTTAAAAGACCATAAGAATCAGGAAATCCTTCAGTTCCCCCATCATAAGAAACTTCAATGGTTTTATCATATTCCTGAAGTTCTGTACGTAATTCAATAGATTCAACTAAATTTGTTGTCTTGTCAAGTGAAATATATTTGTCAATATTTTGAATTAAATCAATAGGAGCACCATCAAACTCTTGGGCAATATAATACTGCTTCAAAAATTCCTCAATTAAAGGATATTCCTCCCTTACATATTGAGGTAATTGATTCTGAACAATGTTATTAAATTGAATTCTATTCTCTGCCATTGTTTATATTAGATTAGTACCCTGAAGAAGGAGATGATGTAGATGTTGATGATGTAGTAGTAGAAGTACCGTAATTAGTGTTTCCACCAGCAATAGTACCTGTAGATGCTGTAGGTGCCGTTACAGACGCTGTAGGTGCCGTTTGAGTGGGTCTACTGTCACGTCCACCACTACGTACCAAAACACCATTATGGTAACTTGAGGTGACAACATAATTCGATGCTGATGGATCAAGTCCAGAAGAGATTTCATCTACTATTGTTGTAAATACACTTTGACCAATATCTAATTGTAAATACAAATCCTGTAACCCAATAACATCATTAGATTTAGGACATGCAGAAATCTCAATGATTGTTTGACCATCCTTAACCTTACCTGAAAGTATGTTAATGGGATTCAATGTTAAAACACCCTTTTTATAATTTATGCTACCAACATTACGCTTAATAATCGTTGGACTTGTGGAGTTTATAGAAGGAACACTAAACAAGAATAACTCACCATTCTCCCTATCATTGTTGGGTATATCTGAAATATACACATCAGTTGAGATTCCTTGAACTCTAAAGGCAGAAGATTTAATATTGTATCCATTCATACTCTTAATATAAAATTCATTACCAAAACCAATAGCATATTCTGCGAATGCATTCAATGCAACTCTCAAATCTCTTCTAATTTGAAGAGTTGTAATGTTTGATGTAATTGCTTCATTACTTTCATCAATGATTTTCAAGAATTTACTATACTTAAACCTTGCACCATACTTATTCAATTCGGAAGAATCTGCATATTTTGTTGCATTTGCCTGTACAGAACCTTCAATAACAGTTCCACTAGGTGCTAAATTGCTGTTAAAGTAGACTTTGGAGTCAATTTCCAAATATAAGTACTTCAAATCCAATATTTCTGGTACAATACCTGCTACACTAAACTTTTTAAGTTTGGATTTTATATTCTGTTTGACTAAATTTGGTAAAAAGTCACCAAATCTTGGTTTAATACTAATAAAAACCTTTCCATATTGGGGAGGAATCAACTCTTCACCACCAAATACAGAGATTGATTCTGTTTCTGGATAAATTTTAGTTGGAATTAGTGATTCATAGTCATTTGCTGTTACTGCTCTGTTCTGACTAGCATATATTTTAGGTGCAAACTTCCTTACAGACTCTACACTTTCAATAACTTCACCACCAGATGATTGCAATCCAGTAGATAATAGTGAAATTCCAGAAGTTATTGGATATTCAACTGCATTATGGGTATGACTTAACTTACCAGCAAAGGTAAAGTTGGAAATTCCATTACCATCTTCTCCATTTGTTGCAATATATTCGACAGTAATGTAATTTTGATCTTCAAGAGCTACTCCAAATATATCATCACCGAAAAATATCTCATATCTTTCGTCATTTATCTCTTGAATATAGTAAACTCTTGAATTAGAATCAATATCAAAGAGATTATCGTGCATACTATGCTTGGTTGAAGCACTGGCAAACTCATTTTGCCTAACTCCAACACTAATTAATTCCGTATCTACCCCAGTATTTGGTAAAATAAACTTCTGATTGGGGTTTCTTGAAGAATATGTGTAATTTGATTGTAAAAGAGTACCTTCATATATGCTAATATCATTAAATGATGCAATATCATCAACAACAGGTACTGTAATATCTTCTAAAATTGAAAAAACAAACGATTGACCACCAAAATTACCCTTTGATGTTGCTATAGGACCCTTCTTAAGAGTTAGTGTAACAGGTTTTGGTGTAACATCAGTTGTATCTACGAAAAAAGTAACAGTTGCTCTTGCTGCTTTTCTTGATTTTGGTACATATCCTATGTTTCTTGCTAATGCAACTACATTTTCTCTTAATGTTGCACTATCAATGAACACTTCATTTGCCACCATGTTGGCATTATACGAAGTGATGTAAGTATTATATGCTAAAACATCAATAATTGTTGATAAGTTCGATCCCTCGAAGTCATAGTCCGTGAAATTCGAGTTGGATTTTAAATAATCCTTAAGAGTTGTCTTAACCTGATCAAAGTCCAGGTTAGAAAAGTTAACTAACGGCATTTTACCTGGTTGATTGTAAAACGAATTCTAATTGTTGTGCTGGAGTGTCTATTCCAATTATCTCATAAACAATAAGAACGTTAAATGCATTACCCGCATAATCAGGAATTGCATCAACGCTAATCAATTTTACTCTTGGTTCAAATCTATTAATAGATTCAGTTATTTCATCCTTAATCTCAAGAGCAGATATCTCATCTATATTCTCAAAAAGAGACTCTGATATCCTAGATCCGAAGTTTTCTTGGAAAAACTTCTCACCAGGAACTGTAAATACGATATTCCTAACTGATCGGGCAATAGCATTCTCGTTTTTAAGCACAATAAGGTCCTGATTCAGGGGATTTGCCTGAAACGTCATACTTATGTCCTTAAAACCTTGACTAACCCTTTCTATTGGCACTAAAATACAGCAATTATAACTTATTTATCATCGTAATCTAACGATATTCTGAAATTACCTCATAACTTTCAATATCATAGTCAAAACCGTCATCTGGCTCCTTTAAGCGTTGGTAAAAGTCGTTAGAACTTTCCATTTTATCGCTTTTTTTGGGTGTTAGGTCATCTTCGGCAATTTCTCTTAACATTTTTGGCGACATTTCGACCTCCTTTTGGTTTTTTTGATAAAAAAAGTGTCTAAAGGCACGTTTTGATGCTATTTAGACACTTAATATTGGTTTTTTTATTTTTTACGAGATGGGTCGGGGTCAAATCACCCCAATTTCTCTAAATTTCTCATCTAATGACTCTTTCGAGGCACGAACCCGATATTGAACATCATCCCTACGAGACAATTCGGTGAGAATCGCTGCTTGGAGGTCCCATAAGTCCTCATTTGTCTTTGAGGGTAGATGTTTGTCTACCCATTCATGGAGTTGCTTCTCCATAACTCAAAGAACACGAGTTTTTTCGTGACCCACTCTAATCCGAGGATCGCACCAGATTTCATATCCCTTCTCAATCGCATCTAAACAGAAACTAACGTCTTCTCCACACATATCTTGCACAGCACCCGATTCAAACTCTTGCATCTTCGGAGCAAACCAAGGATATGGGAGTTCTTCAAAGACACCCTTCTTAATTAACACCCATCCGAAACCTGTGTAGTCCACGGTGAATGGCTTACGACGCTTACTGATTGACTCAACGGTCTCGTGGTTCATAACTCCACCGTTCTTACGGAAATCATCTTCCTCTAACCAGTGTGCGACAGATGTAGTCGTGCCGTCTTCAGTAGCATACCAACCTGCGGTGATTTCTTTCTCCTCACCCTCTGCTGGATTTGCAAGATCGCATAATTGCCAGAACTTGTTAGTATCGAAGACAATATCCGAGTCAATCCATAGTTGATAGTCATACTCTAGTTTACCATCCCAAGGATTCTGGTTTGGTCCTCGTAGTACATTTGCACCAAGACACTTACATCTTGCAAAGTTAACCATAGATGAGTAATCTTGAGAGATCTGAATACTCATTCCATTCTGTACAATATCAAAGCACAACTGTACAAAGTTCTTTAAGAAAATATATGAACAACCTCTACCTGGTAAACAGAAGACAATTGACTTGCCTTTCATTCTCTCTTTAATCGCAGCAATGTCCCATTCTTCTTTCTTTGCTTTCTTCGAAGGAGGGTTTGCTTTAACAGTAAATCCTTTTGCCATAGCGTTTTGTAATTACCCTCTTATTATAAAGTAATTCTATGTATCTGTCAATATGAATCTTCGATGTATTTCTCTGTAGGGATATCCGTAACCTCTGAATATGTAATATCGTCCCAATAAGATCTGTATAACCTTCCCCATATAACTTCAAACTCCGCCTCATCAAGATTCTTAAAAAGACATCTATCTTTTAAGTATATGTGATAAGTACTTGTCATGTTTATTTTTATATATTCGTTACTAGAAAACCATTCAACGGTTTGTTCTTGGATTTTGCCACCATCAAACCCGTATAGAAATTCTTTGAACTTTTTGTTCTACATCTCTTTGAGATATATTCCCAATTGTCATTCACCCATGTTGTCATAGATCTGACATCATGTTCTTCATCAGTATACAGATCAACTACCTTGAACTTCGGAGGTCGCTTTGCTATTACCTTCTCTGGTTTATAGTATGCC